CGTCATCTTTAAGTTGAATGTGTCTCCTGGAAGTACTTCGTCGACGTATACGGGAACGAGGTAACCAGCATCGAATGTGGTTTTGTGTGCCGACTGACAGTCGAATTTAGAGCGGGGAATGTCCGCTTTTGGAATCATAGTGAACTGATGTACGTTTACTGATTTATTGCGGTGCATTGTTGCTCCTGTGTTGTTGCGGGAGAAATGTTTCCATTTCTCTCCGCTTGGTTTTTACTTGGTAATTTTTACCTGTTTCCCTAAGGATAGAAGTTTTGGTTGTTCATGTAAAGTGAACAGACCAGTATTATCATCAAAGTTGCCAAATTCATATAAATCGAAGTCGTCAGAGTGATGATATAGCTGATTGTCATCAGCTTGTCGGTTTATCTCATCAGAGAAAGACCGAATGGCGACACCAACAGAAGGCACGAACATTGGTCGTGCGAATGCGTCCGCTGCGCGGTCTTTTACAGAACAGAGTACTAGAATCATGAGGATTTCCTTAAGTGAGGGTACGTTTAAGTTTTTTTAATCTGGCTTTTACTACCTTTGCCTTTACAGCTAGTCGTTCAGGTGTATTGTCCAGATATTTTAGTTTAGCAGTTTTTTCTCGTTCGTATTGTATTTCGTCAAACTCGTAAGGGTTTTCCTTATTGTATTGTTTGTCGTAAAACTTTGGTGGTTTTACTTGTTTTTCATTAAAGACGACGTAGTCATGTGGATATACGTCGCTTTGGTATTTTTTGAGCCATGACGTTCCGATTCCGGGTTTCAGGCTCATTTTTGAATATTCAGGTTTTCTTTGGATTATCTCTCCAGTAGTGAAGTCGACGTCTTGATAGTGGGCTTCGGCTTGTTTACCCTTTACTTTTTTAAGAACATATCGAGTAACGTAGCCAATTGAGTCCCAGTTAGCGTCTCCAACGGAGGAATAACCAAATGGCCAGAGGGCTTCAAGCTCTTCGGATCTATAAAGCATAGAACCAGCGGGAGTCCTTTTCCATAATTTCTTATCATTGAAAGAGTATCCGAAGATAATGGCGTGGAAGTGAGGTCGGCTGAAATCGTCGCCATATTCTCCAGCCATGTAGTAGCGGATTTTGTGAGGTTGTAATTTCTTTCTAAGTCGTTTGAGGAACAGTTGAAAGTGCTCGTGGTGTAAAGATCCATCGCTTGGGAGATTGTCATCATTATATGTGAGGGTTATGAATGAGTTTTGCTCGTGCATTTGCGCTTCATGTGTACAGCGCATAGTCCATTGACGAGCATGTTCCATACGGCAACTGTCGCATTGTCCGCATGGGATTTGTATTTGACGATGACTTTCGTCATCGTCTTGTTTGAATGACAAAACCCGACTGGGTTTGTCATTTGCGTGAATAGTGTGATAACCGCTTAAATAAGCGGTTAAAGGAGAAGTACAGGGCATGTGAGGTGCCTAGAGGTTTTTAGAGCCTCCAGCCTCCGCGTTGCGGTGCTGATCTCATATTGGGACTTTTAGTCCGTTTTGAATGATGTCTAAAAGTCCTGGCGGACTTTTTTTTGCTTACGCCTTTACGATGCATGTACATATTTTCTCCTTTTGTGGTTGTTTGGTGTCACCTAGCACAGTAATATCAAGTATGATTACTGTGCGGCGGGCTCATCGCCCGCTTTTTCCGAGGTACTCTCAACATATTGAGCACTTGCCTCGGCTTTTTTGACGATGCCTAATTTGACGGCTTCGTCTTGGTTTTCAGGATTGTTCAAAAATTCAATCAATTCTTGTGGGTCGTTATCGAAACGAGCCCGTAATGTAGCTGGCAGAGTCATAAATTCATCCTCTGCAGCGATAACGGCGTTGAGGGCACTATGGTAGTCACCAATGCCCGTAAAATCGCCGTATTGAGGCGTTAAAGCCTTTTTAGGTAGTTGACCTGTAATGTTAAATTGACGAAGAATATTATTAATATCAGTTTCGTCTTTGAAATGCTGCTGAGTCCGGGTCGCGTCCTCACAACGCAGCCCAGACTCATTTGACGCAGCAAGAGTGTCGTAATTATAGGGATTACGAATAAATGGTGATTTCATTTTAGTCCTTGTAGTAAGTTGTCAAAGCCATAAGCAGATGTAGTTAATGCTGATCCAAGATCAAGTCCTTTTCCTTGGCGTGCAGCTGCAAGAGCTTTGCCTAAAGATTTGTTTTGGTATAGCTCAGCTATACGTGATTGTTCTGGGATTGTTAATTCTCCCAGACGTGTTTGTAGTTTTCGATAATCAATTTCAGCTGAAATTTGATCGAATTGTTTTTTTATGTAGGGATTAAGATCCCGTTTATTCATGGTCTCAGCCATGATATTGTCCGATTCTGTATCGGTTTTATTTATTTGCGCCTTAAGTAAGGCGTTTTGTTCCATGATGTTTGTAAATTGTGCAGCTTGCGCTGCTGAGTTTGCAGCTCCCGCTGCAACGTTTTCTTGGCGGTGAGAGCCAGCTGCAGATGCGGCTGCGCCAGATGGCGTACCAGCTCCACCTTGTGAGTAAGCTAGCATAGGGTTAAGTCCTGCCTTTTTTAAATCGTCTACGGCAGTTTGGTATTGCGTGGCACGCATACGTTCTTGAAAGTCCATTTGGGCTTGAGATTGTGCGGCGTTAAACGCGTTACCTTGTTGAAATAATGCTTGATTAGCATTGTTGCTCATCATTCCGCCAGCGAGTGAACCCGCTGCGGATATAGCAGATGGAGCAAGAGCCATAAGAGAAGCCCCGCCAGTAGCGGGGGCTGCGGCAGCCGCGGCGATGGGGGCTAAATCCCCCAGTAAATCGCCTATGCCGCTAAAGTTTAGTCCGAATCCCATTAGAAGTGATCGATTAAGCCAGGTACAGAGTACATTGGCAGTGGACGTGCTTTCTTTACATCAAAGAAAGAATCAAAGATAAATTGTTTGCCGTTAGCAGCAGAACCGACAGCAACCACTCGAGATACTGGTGGAGTATCTGCAATAAATGTGTCATTTAAAGTAGGAAGTGCAGTGAACTTTTGGGCAAGATGCCATGCATCAATAGTACCTGTAGCAGTACTACGGAACAGGCCGCTAATACGGCTAGGATAGTAACGATACTCAGCCCAACGTTCTTGATAACCAAATACATCATCATCAGTCGAATTGCCAGTAACATAGATTTCCTTGTTTAATACGGCTTGTTCGCCAAGCATTGCAAATGCGGGGAAGTAGAAGTCATAACGAGTCTCTCGGCTCCACATACGTGATAAGCCTTGTTGGTATGTGAGATCTGCGCGAATAGATACTAATCCGATAATTACGCCATGCTCAACAAATGACTGAGTAAAGCCATGATTATGAGCGAGAGCAGTACCCATAGAAGCAAGTGTACCGAGAGGAGTATTAGTCCCAGTAGCGGCTGAAGCCGATGTTTGAGCGATTGGATTAATGTTAATTGGTGTTGAACCGCCTCCAAGGTATTCAGGCCTTTGGAGTCGTGCGTCAGGCGAAATGACGCCGAAGTGAGATCTAATAATTTCTGTATAACGTGTTCCACCGCGTGCGTCCCTTTCGAGTAATTTTTGTATTTGGAATGACTGACGTAGTTGATTAATAGTTGCAGCAGTCGCTTCAGATAGATCAGCATATAAGCCAGAAGCTCCAGATGAAACAACGCCGATACCGATATTAGCAGCTGGTCCTGATCCAGACGCAGCAGTGCCTACGTTTGCGTTGTAGTTTCCTGAGTTTGCATAGAATGCGTTTCCAGCACCAGTATTGATAAGTCCATAATTGCCGGAACCTTGTGTTAAGCCTAATGCTTTTCCGTTTCCGTAGACGGGTGCTGTGCTACCTAAAGGTAGAGTTACTGAATCACCTTTTTGAGGCCAAGGTAATGCAGATGTGAAGTAGTCTTTGCGTTTGCCACGACGTAATAATTCGTAATTGGCAGCCGCAGTTGTATCAGTTACATCGCCTTTATATACGAGTACTGAGTCTTGTAAGTTTTCGTCGCGGAACCATTGGTTCCATACAAGAGAATATGCCCTTGTGAAGAATGCACAATGGTCAATAGTTTTTGTTGGGTCCATTTGCCCAACAGTTGGCAGGCCCATGTAGTCCTGCAGTGATCCGATGGCGTAACCGCCTTCGGGAGATGTTTGTTGTGGAATAACATAGTCGATTGAATCGTCTGGGTTTTCCTGTTGTCCCATAAATTTTTCCCAGTTATCCCAGACTAATCGATTTGGAATAAAGAAGAAGAATGAATCCATAACCATGTTGTCCATGATTGGATATAAGGGTGTAGATAGACGGGCAAATGCCGTCATCTTTAAGTTGAATGTGTCTCCTGGAAGTACTTCGTCGACGTATACGGGAACGAGGTAACCAGCATCGAATGTGGTTTTGTGTGCCGACTGACAGTCGAATTTAGAGCGGGGAATGTCCGCC